ACCGAGTGCCCGGCGGCTGTCGCGGCAAACCGGTGGCGATGCCGTGGGTCCAGATCGCGGCGACGACGGAGAACCAGACGAAGAACACGATGCGGATGGTCCGGGCGTTCGCCCCGAAGGGGTCCGCTGTCGTCGAGGAGTTCCACCTCGATCCCGGCAAGACGATCTACTACTCGCCCAACGGGATGCTCGAGGTGATCACGTCGTCCGCGACGGGCGCTGAGGGCGCGGAGTCGAGTTTCGTGGTCGGCGACGAGACGGAGCATTGGACGCCGTCGAACGGCGGTCCCGACCTCGCCGCGACCCTTGAGGACAACCTCGCCAAGTCGGGCGAGCGACTGCTGGAGACGGCGAACAGCTGGGTCCCCGGCATCAACACCGTCGCCGAGTCGTCGTGGGATGCGTGGGTGGCACAAGAGGAGGGCCACCTCCAGGACGACGCCGGGCGCATCCTCTACGACGCCCGAGTAGCGCCGGCCGACACCGACATGTCAGACCTCGACTCGCTGCGCGAAGCGCTGGAGCACGTCTACGGCGACTGCGACTGGAAGCGCGACGAGCGGGGCGACCTCGACGTCACGTCGATCATCCGCAAGATCTGGTCACCGCGATCGCGGCCCGACGAGTCGAAACGGAAGTACCTCAACCGCCCGTCGGTGGTTGAGGATGCGTGGATCACCCCGGAGGAGTGGGCGGTCCTCGCTGACCCGCATCGGGTGGTGTCGCCGACGGAACCGGTGGCTGCGTTCTTCGACGGATCCAAATCCCAGGACGCCACCGCCCTGATCGGCTGCTGCCTCGACGACGGCCACGTCTTCACTCTCGGCGTGTGGGAGCCGCTACTATTGCGCCATGACGTGCCGACCGCCGAGGTCGACGCCACCGTCGAGGCGATGTTCGCGCAACTGAACGTGGTGGGGTTCTTCGCCGATGTGCGGGAATGGGAGTCGTTCGTGAAGCTCGACTGGCCGCGTCGCTTCGGTGACCGTCTGCGCATCAAGGCGGTGCCCGGCGGCAAGGATCCCCAGCAGATCGCATGGGACATGCGCGGCCACGTCCACGACTTCACCGCCGCCACCGAACTGGCGCTCGCCGAGATCCAGGATCGCACGTTCACCCACGACGGCCATCCGGCCGTCGCTCGCCACATGGCGAACCTGCGCCGACGCCCGAACCGCTACGGCGTTGGTGTCGGCAAGGAGTCAGCATCTTCGCCGCTGAAGATCGACGCCGGCGTGTGCGTGATCGGCGCCCGGATGGTGCGCCGCCTGGCGATGGCCGTGGAACCGAAGAAGCGGTCCGGTGTGGTGTGGTGACGGAGGGAGGTGCTGATGGCATTCGATCAAGCCGAGATCGAGAAGATGCTCAACGCTGACCTCGTTCCGTCGTGGATGAAGGAGAAGCGTCGCCTCGACGACATCGACCGCTGGGCGCGGTGGGATCACACTCCGCCGCATTCACCCCGCCAGGCGACCTCGGAGCACAAGGCGCTCGCCGGGCGCGCTCAGGTCCCGTGGGGCGATCTCGTCGTCACGACGGTCACCCAGACGCTGTACGTCATCGGGTACCGCCGACCGTCCGACCCCGACGACGGCGCACCGTGGCGTACCTGGCAGGCGAACGGCATGGACGCACGTCAGATCGCTCTGCACCGCGCGGCGTTGACCTACGGCCTCGCGTACGGCGTCGCGCTCCCCGGTTCGACCCTCACCGGCGAACGGCTCGCCCAGATGTTCGCCGTGTCGCCCCGTCAGATGATCGCGCTCTACGACGACGTGGCGCAGGACCAGTGGCCGCAGATCGCCATGCGGGTGATCCCCGGCCGCGGCGGTCGGGCGCGGGTCGTCGTCTACGACGACCAGCACATCCACACATTCGAGGGCGCCGATGGCGCGGACGGGAAACTCACCCACGTTGGCGCTGAGGAGCACGGCGCCGGCGTCTGTCCGGTGGTCCGCTTCGCCAACCGCTTCGACCTCGAAGGCCGCAGCACCGGCGAGGTCGAGCCGTTCGTCCCGCTCTTCGGGTCGATCGAACAGACGAAGTACGACCGCCTGAACGTGCAGCGATTCGCGTCGTGGGTCGTCCGCACGATCTCGGGCATGTCGATCGACGAGACAGCGAAGGCGACGAACCAGACCGAGGACCAGGTGATGATGCGCCTTCGGGCGAACGACATCCTGGTCTCAGACGACCCCGACACGAAGTTCGGCAGCCTCCCGGCGACCGATCTTCCCGGCTTCATCAGCGCACACGAGGCCGACGTACGGGAACTGGCGGCCGTCTCCCAGACACCCGCCCACGAGATGCTCGGCATGATGGCGAACCTCTCCGCTGAGGCGCTCGCCGCCGCGAAGGCCAGCCAGACCGCCAAGTCCGAGGGGTGCAAGACCGTCTTCGGGGAGTCCCACGAGCAGTGGCTGCGGCTCACCGCGCACCTCGAAGGCAACGCGGACGCCGCGGCCGACTTCGAGGCCGAGGTCCGGTGGAAGGACACCGAGATACGGTCGATGGCGCAGGCTGCCGACGCTCTCGGCAAGTTGGCCCAGATGCTCGGCGTCCCCGTCGAGTTGCTGTGGGAGAAGATCCCCGGCTTCAGCGAGCAGGACGTGGACCGGGCGAAGGCGATGGTGCAGGACGACGCCATCTCGCGGCTCTTCGCCGACCTCGATCGACAGATGAACCCGGCGGCCACCGTTGGCGCATAGCGCCGCGGCGAGCGCGCTCACGGACCGGCACCGCCAAGACCAGATCCGTCTCCGCTCCGTCACGGTCCGCGACCTGCTGCGCCTCTGGGCGCTCTTCGATCCGGCCGACATCCCAACCTCGTGGGGACGCATCGAGCCCGCCATCGTCGGACTCATCCAGTCCCGCCGCGGCCTCTCGTCCCGCATCGCCGGCCACTACATCGAGGCGTTCCGCCGAGCCGAAGAAGTCGCCGGTTCGGCGCAGACGATCCTCGCCCCACCGCTCGCCGACCTCGACATCGTGCCGAACCTGCGCCTCGTCGGCCCCGAACACGCGCTCGGTATGGCTCGCAAGGCGCGCCGTCCGTCAGATATCGCCAAGGTGGCGCTCACCAACATCGAAGGCGAGGTCACCCGTCAGGTGCTCAACGGCGGGCGGGAGACGATCACGGGCACCGTTGCGGCGGACCGCCACGCTCTCGGCTACGCCCGAGTCACCGACGGCTCGCCGTGCTCGTTCTGCGCCATGCTCGCCGGGCGGGGCGCCGTCTATCGCAGCGAGATGTCCGGCGGCTTCCACGCTCACCGCAAGTGCGGATGCACCGCGGAACCCGTCTACAGCGCCACGCAGCCGTTGCCGCAGTCCGCTGACCGCTGGAGCGACCTCTACAAGCAGGTCGCGTCCTCGGTGCCACACAACACGGACGACTGGGCCGCGGAGGTCCGTCGCGAGTTTCGTCGCCGCTACGACGCGGCGGTCTGAGCGCCAACGCCCGGCGCACAACGGGCGGACCACTCCACAGGAGGACCGAAATGCCCGAGGAACAGCAACCCGCTACCCCTCCCCCCACGCCGGATCCACCCGCCTACAAGGCACCGGAGTCCCAGGCGGACCTCGACCGCATCATCGAACAGCGCCTCGCCCGCGAGCGGGCGAAGTTCGGCGACTACGAGGACATCAAGAAGAAGGCCCAGGAGTTGGACAAGCTCCGCGAGGGCGAGAAATCGGAGCTCCAGAAGGCCCAGGACGCCGCCGTCGAGGCGACCAAGCGGGCCGAGGCCGCAGAGGCTCGCGCCCTGCGTCACGAGGTCGCGGCAGCGAAGGGTTTGACCCCCGCGCAGGCGAAGCGTCTGGCGGGGGCGACGAAAGAGGAACTCGAGGCGGACGCCGACGAGATCCTCCGCGACTTCCCGACCGCGGCGACTCCACCGCCATCCCAGCAACCGCGCCCCACCCTGCGGGGCGGCGGTGACCCCAGTTCGGAACCGGAGGAAACCGATCCGGCCAAGTTGGCCGCGTCGGTCCCCCGACTCTGAAATCCGCTCGGTTCCTGCCACGGGATCGCCAGCGGCCACACATATCCACTGACCGAGGAGGTCTACCGTGGCGAACTCATTCATCAAGGCCGAGCAGGTCATCTCGCAGATGCTCGGCGTCCTGGAGCGCGATACTGTGCTCGCCGGCCTCGTGTGGCGGGACCCGGTCCCGTCGTTCGTCGGGGCGAAGGGTGACACCGTGTCGATCCGCCTCCCCTCGTACACGTCGGCGCGCACCCGAGCGATGCGCTCCAACACGGCGCTGACCATCGACGAGTTGGACGAGACGAAGGTCGACATCACTCTCGACACCCACGTCTACAAGGCGATCGGCGTGACCGATGAGGAGATGACCCTCGACATCGTCGACTTCGGCCAGCAGGTCACGTCCCCGGCGATGTCCTCGGTCGTCCGCAAGGTCGACGACGCCCTCGCAGCGGAGATGTCCGATGCGACCTACCAGCACACCGTCGCCGCCACCGAGGACGACCCCTACACGGCGATCATCGAGGCGCGCATCGCCCTCAACAACGCGAACGTGCCGGCATCAAACCGGTTCCTCGCGGTCGGCTCCAACGTCGAGTTGGCGCTGCTCACTTCCGATCGACTGTCGAAGGTCGACACCGCCGGCAACAGCGACGCTCTGCGCGAAGCGGTCATCGGCCGCATCGGCGGGTTCACCGCCGTCTCGGTGCCCGGCCTCGACCCCGACATCGCCGTGGCCGGCCACAGGACGGCCTTCGTGCTGTCGCTCGTGGCGCCCACCGTGCCCGCCGGGGCCTCGTGGGGTGAGCGCCGCTCCTACCAGGGAATGTCGCTGCGGGTCCTGCGGGACTACGACCCGACGCCCGCCGGAGGTGGCCCACCGAAGGACCGGCTGCTCACCGACACGTTCATGGGCACCGCGACCACCAAGGACCGCGGCACCATCGACGGCGACGGCCGGTTCGTGCCGACCGAGGACGGCGACGACTCCGCCATCCTCGTCCGTGCGGTCAAGATCGACCTCGGCGGCGGCGGGTCCTGATGCCCCTTCCGGCATTCGCGACCCTCGCCGATGTCGAGGAGCGCGACTCGCGCTATGACCCTGGGGAGGTCCTGGCCGTGTTGCGGTCCGCTTCGTCCGCGATCCGTGGCGTCACGCGGCGGTCGTGGGTGGACGACGACGGCGAGTTGGTCGCGATGCCGGACGCGGCACGTGAGGTGTTGCGGATCGTCGCGCTGGAGTGCGCCCTGCGGGTCCTCCGCAACCCGGAGGGCGCACTCACTCGCACCGAGTCTCTCGGGCCTGCCAGCGAGACGATCACGATCGATCCGAACAACCTCTACTTCTCGAAGTTGGAGCGCGAGCAACTGGAGTGGGCGACCAGCCAGGCGTACCCGAGCACGGGGATTGCAGGGTTGACCACGATCGCCACTACGAGGGGCCCGATCGAAACATCGCCGCTCCTCAACGGCGACCTCGGCATCGACGCACCCGAGGAAGACATCGCTGCGCTGAGGTCGCTTCTGTGACCTCGGTCGCCGTCCTCGTCCCCCGCCGCTCCGACAACGGCCGGCGCGATGAACTGTGGCGGTTCTGTCGAGCTTGGTGGGAGCGCGAACACCCGACGTGGGAGATCATCGAGGGCCACCACGACGACGATGGCATGTTCAACCGCGGGGCGGCCGTCAACGCCGCAGCCTCCCGCACCGACGCCGACGTACTCGTCATCGCCGATGGCGACATCGTCATCGCGCCCGAGTCGGTGGTGGCGGCGGTGAAGGTCGCAGCGGAGACGGGCCGAGCGGTGCTGCCGTATCGGCGTGGCGACGGCTACGTGCCGCTCACCGCACAGATGACAGACCGCGTCCTCGCCGGCTACGACGGCGACTGGGCGAGCGGACTGTCCCGCAGTGACCGCTCACCCGATCACGTCTCGTCGTGTGTCGTCGTGCCCCGCTCACTGTGGGGGCGCGTCGAGGGGTTCGACGAGCGGGTCGTCGGTTGGGGCCCTGATGACCGCATCTTCCACGCCAAGTGCCGCACCCTCGGTGGCGGCGTGGAACGTCTCGACGGGCGCGTGTTCCACCTGTGGCACCCCTTCAGCGCCGAGCGAGGCAACGGCGGGCGCTCCTATCGGGCACGACCCTCCTGGCAAGCGGGCCGAGCGCTGTGGGATCGCATCGCCTCCCTCACCGACCCTGCCGACCTCGAGCGGTTCCTCGCCGACGCCAAGGTCACCGACGGTGTCCTCGTGATCTTCGTGGGCAATGGCCGCAAGGAGTGCCTCGGTCGGGCCGTCCCGTCGTTCACCGACGCGCTCGAAGGTCCGGTGACGCGGTCGATGATCGTCGATGACTCGGGCGACCCCGACCATCACGCCTGGATCCGGCTGCACTTTCCCGACCACGAGCTCGTGACGACCGACGGCGGCTGCGGGTTCGCCGCGGTCTACGGCGCGGTGTGGTGGCAGATCATGGCGGTCGGCTTGCCGTGGGCATTCGTCATCGAGGAGGACTTCACGGCGACGCGTCCGATCGACCTGCGGGCGATGCAGGCGACGATGGACGCCAACCCGCACCTCGTGCAGATGGCGCTCCGACGCCAAGCGTGGTTCCCCGGCGAGATCGAGGCCGGTGGTGTTGTCGAGCAGAACCCTGACGACTACGTCGACACGCCGACCCACCTGGAGCATCGGCTGTTCACGACCACGAACCCGGCGCTGTGGCGGCGGTCGTTCGTGGCGGAGCATCCGTGGCCCCAGCGGCCACGGAGCGAAGCGCTCTTCGCTCGTGAGGTGTTCGATGCGGATCCCGAGGCGCGCTCGGGGTACTGGGGCCAGCGCAGCGATGAGCCGTGGGTGATCCACGACGGCGAACGCATCGGATCGGGGTACTGATGTACCGGTTGGCCGACGGGTACCGGCGCAACCTCCAGCCGGTCGACTTCGACGATCATGCGCCGGTGACCGGCCTGTGTGCCGGGTGGGAGTGGCAACCCGACGTGTACCCCTTCGCCGCCACCGTCGCCCGCCGGGTGGAGGCGACGACGATCGTGGACATCGGCTGCGGGGCGGCGCGCAAGTTGCTGCCGCTGGCCGACGAGTTCGAGGTCATCGGGTTGGACCGCGCGCCGATCGTCGGGCAGATCACCGACAAGCGAGGCACCTGGGTGGCGGCGGACCTGGAGCGGCCCGGCGAGATCGGGTTCCTCGCCGAGGTGATCGACGGTGCCGTGATCGTCTGCTCCGATGTCATCGAGCATCTCGTCCATCCCGAAGTGCTCGTCGATGACCTCGCGTCGCTGTGCGCGGCGACCGCTTCCACGTTGGTCCTGTCGACCCCTGACCGTGTGCGCACCAGGGGGTCGCGGCACCGAGGGCCGTCGCCGAATCGTGGGCACGTCCAGGAGTGGACGCTGGAGGAACTCTCCGCCTGGTTGGCTGACGTGGGGTTCACGCTGACCGAGGCGACGTGGACGCGGTCCAACGACCACGAGCCGCACCTGGCGACCTGCCTCATCGAGGCGACGGCGTGACCACGATCGACGGCTTCCTCGACCGCAACCTGACGATGGCGGCGACGGTGACCCGCGTTCGCGAGGGCGACGACCGCGATGACATGAACCGTCCGGTGTCAACCGAGGAGTCGGAGCGAACCGTGACGTTCGCGTGGCCGGAGAACGGCGACGAGACGGCGCAGGGTCTCGAGGTGTCGACCGGCCGCTACCTCGCTGTGTTCCGCTCCAGTGTCGATCTGGCGTCCACTGACCGTGTGTCGATCGACAACCTCGGGACCTTCGAGGTCGACGGCCCACCGCGGCGCTACACGCCGCTGCGGGGAGCGTCGCCGGCGATGCAGATCGCTGCACTGGTGGTGACGACATGATCGACCCCGACGCTGTCGCTCGAGCCGTCTCGCCCCACGTGGGCAAGATCGCGAAGCAGATCGCCGCCGATGCTCGACAAGGCGCGGCGATGAGCCAGCTCCGCAGCGGACTCGACGCCTACGACGCCGTCGACAACGGCGACGGCACCTGGACGGTGGGGACCCCCAACTCCTTCGCCCACCTCGACGAATGGGCCAACGGAGACACCCGCAGCGCCCCCACCTACGCCCTCTCCCGCGCCGCGGCGAAGGCGGGGAAGTTCACCCCGGAATGAGCGGCCTCGCCACCCAACCGAACATGGCGAAGTTGGCGGTCTGGTTCCTGCTCGACCAACCCGAAGTCACCGCCCTGGTTGGTGACCGGATCTTCACGGATCCACCGGCGAACGCCACCTTCCCGATGCTGCGGATCGTCCAGGCCGGCGGGCCGACCGACGGTCTGCGCTGGGTTGGCCAGACGTTCCTCCAGGTCTCGGCGTGGGGACCTGGCAAGGGTGACCGCTCGGCCGCCTACGACCTCGCCGAGACGGCCGCCGCGGCGATGAAGCAGCGGCTGCGCGACACCATCGAAGCCGGCGGCGTCACGGCCGTCATCTCGCACGTCGATGTCACCCGAGTGCACGACGACACCGACGCGGCGTACTCGCCGCCGAAACCGCGGTCATGGTTCACCGCACTGATCTTCGCGACGCCGACGCCGTAGGCGGCCGTCGCACCTGAACGCCGCCGCCCTGGCGTCGTAACCCACCCGATGCCGCAGCCCTCGTCCGGGCGCGTGTGTCGACTCCCCCCGTCCCGAGGAGGACATGCCGCATGGCCGACACCTTGACCACCATCGACACGAGCGCGCTGCACATCAGTTCCGCGCTCGGCGTCTACGCGAAGGCGTTCAACCCGAGCGTGAACAACTACACCGCACTGAAGGCGGTGCCGAACGACGAGGTCAACCCGGCTGAATCCGCTCACGCCCAGTTGATCGGCCTCGGCTACGCCCTCCTGGGGGCGACGACAGTGGACGGCTCCGAGTTCAAGGAGTCCAAGACCCGCACCAAGCACTTCGTGCACCAGCAGCGCCAACCGGTCGCTGTGACCGAGGACGAGGCGGAGGCGACGTTCACGACGACGCTGCACGAGTTCAACGAGGACGCCATCCTCAACGCCTTCGGCGGCGGCACCATCACGACGACCGCCGAGGGGAACCTGCACTACCTGCCACCCGAGAACGGGCAACTGTTCTACGTCTCGATCGTGTTGGACTCGCTCTACAACACCGAGATCACCCGCGTGCTCATGGAGCGGTGCACGACCGGCGGTGAGACGACCCTGCCGTTCAACCCGAAGCAGCTGAGCGGCCTTCAGATGACCGCGGACGCTCTGTCGCCAACGAACCACGCCCGCGCATGGGAACTCATCGCCCCCGGCTCGACCGGCGGTAGCTGATGCGCCTCGAAGCACGGGTGACGGAGTGGGGCAAGGTCCGCAAGGCCCTCGTCCCCCTCCGCACCGTCCTCGCCTTCTCGGCGCAACACGACCGCACCCTCAACGACGCGATCGCCCGCGGCGACTTCGTCGAGTGGGAGCCGTGGGTCTGCTGGCACGTTGTCGAAGGCCCCGACGGGCGCACGTTCGACGACTGGTGCCAACAGGTCGACTGGTGTGGCGTCT